TGTTTGTTCTGCTCTAGCTGATTTATTCAAAGCATCAAAGGCTGCAGTGAGAGCAAAGATTGTAGCGGCAGCACCTGCATAAGCAGCTACTAAACCACCTAGACCAGAAGCTTGAGCAGAGAATTGACGACCAGCAGAAGCAGATGCTTGACCAAGACGGGTTTGAGCGCGTCCGATCTGTTCAGTGTCTTTAACAATTTTTTGAGCACCAGCACTCTTAAACTGTGTTTCAACAACTTGTGTTATTTTACCTGCCACTACTTTCTTCCTCTATTCACTTTGCCAAGTGATTCTTTTTCCTTTTGTTTATGAGCGTAGAAGTCTCCGAGTTCTTTTTCTGCGACTTGAAGAAGCTCAAAAACAGCTCTGACATTTTCTATCTCATAAATCCAAAGAATAGCGTCTAGACCAGCATAATCTTTACCTAACCAAGTCCCACTCATTCCTTCCCATTTATCTGGTAAAACATTTAAAAGAAGAAGTGCTTGTTGAACTTCAAAAGATAAAGTTGATGGATCTTTAGGCATTGCATTTTCATCAACTTCCCAACCCATCTGTTCGCACATATCTATGTACTGGTCTTGAGACATACCTCCAGCAAATAAAGAGTTGCGAAGGTAGTCAGTTAGTTTTTTACGTTTTCTTCAGCCTTTTTCTTAGAAAACTGCTCAAAGTCGTTCATTGCGTCTGTAATGAACTGATCAAAAATCGATGAAGATTTAAGCAGCTCTACAGCTTCTTCTTCAGTATATTCGATTTCATCTGAGGCGTCCATTCCAGAAATATCAACAGGAAGAAGAAGTGGAAGATGCTTTACTTTAAGCCCTCTCCAACCAACAATTGCTTTTTCAGCATAATTCTCAAGAAAACGATCATTATCGATTTCTTCTTCACGCTGACGTGTACGTTTGTTGAATTTATAAGAAAGAGAAGCGTTGCGAACTTTCATAAGATCTTCACGGTTTAGAAACCGAATATTGACTGAAAAACCATCAATGTCTGGGAAATCAACCCAGGTGGTGGTTTCTTTTGCAACAAGATTTTTAATTTTACTCATAATTTCCCCTCATAGTAAAAAACGAGTGCCCATCACGAATCTGCTAGTCAAAGGTGAGGGGGGACCTTGATTTGCAAGTGATGGACACTCTTCTGGTAAAAACATTCATATCCCCCTCAGATATGTTTTATTTATTTAGCTGCGAAGATTGTTACTTCGCCACCCTGACCTTTGTTTGCAGAAGTTTCCTGACCAACAAAGTTCACAGTCATTGAGATAACATCCTCAACACCGATAGCTGGGAATTCAAACTGAACTGCATCGAGCTGGAAGGCAACGTATGGAGCTGTTGTTCCACCAATGATCAAGTTAGCGTTTGAAGTCTGTGCAGAGGCAGTACGTGAATCCTCAGAGATGTTACGTAAGAAGCCAGCTGACTCTAGATCTCCAGAACGAAGATACATAGTAGCTGAACCTGTAACTGCACGAGTTCCAGTAAACTGACCAATTGGCTCATTAAGAGCTGCCAGTTCTTCTGGTGTTAAGTATGTGATGTTGTTATTGTAATCAAAGCTTAATGCTGTAACTGGGAAGACGAACTTCTCATCAGAGGCAGCTGCAGAAGCTTTGTGATGGAATTCAATCGCGCTAAGACGATTCTTAATGAATGAGTTAGTTGAAACAGAGCCAGCAACATTCATTTGACCGAATGGATGATAGGCAGCTGTTACAGTAGCTTCTGAAGCATTTGAGTTAGCTGTTACTGTAGAACCATCATTAAGAATACCGCCAAACACTGAAATAGCATTATCGCGTGGAGTTCCTGTTAATTCTTTCATAGTTGTTCCGAAACCGCTCCAAGTTGCAGTAGCAATTTCTTCGATACCCGCGTCAACAGTTGCACCGTTAACTGTAGCATTTGATACCTGATAAATTACGTTATCAAGTTTAAAGTACAGGTGGTTTTCTTGAGCTGTAGCAAAGTTAGAACGAGATGAGTGAGCACCTGTTGTAGCTGCCACGTTAGTTGTTTCTAATTTTCCAGTTGCCCATACAGACTGTTCTGTAGCACCATCAGCTGGGGCTGTGTTAGAAACAAGAGCCTGCCACATAAACCAGTCAGCAACAGGTTTAACGTTACCAGTTTGTGTAGTACCTGCACCTGAAGTATCAGCTGCTGCACCAGTGATCACACCAGTAGGACGAAGGTAGACCTGGAAGTTCCAGTCCACAGGATTAATAGCAGTATTAAAACGCTGCTGCGAGCGGTCTGGAGTGATTCCAGATTCAAGGCTTGTAATGTCCTGAGTTGCTGCTGTAGAAGTAACAGCAAAACCAGCAAGAACTTCTAGCTTCCACGTGTTTTGCGGAGTCATAGCAGTTACTGCCGCACCGTTGATCAAGTCAACAGTTGACATAAATACCTCTGAATTTCTTTGTAAATTAAGAGATGCCATCCCTTTTCTCCTTATCCGTCTAATCTATAGACTATTGTTAATGTTACCTCTGCTAATCCGTATGGTGCAACCAATCCTTCATCAGTAGAAATATTATCTATGGTTATATCTAATATTCCTTTATCAGGATTATCGCCTAGTGAATAAATAACGTGCTCAATGTCTTGAACTAAGCTATCCGAGAGGCTTTGAGAATTATCTTCTCCGAATACGTATGCTCTTATGGTAACGTCTAAAGTTGCTACCGTCAAACTTTTAGAATTAAAATCTCTAATTTCGGTGCCAGCGCTTAGATAAATTGCTG